GGAGCGCTACAGTGAATGGTCACAGTCTGAGATAAAAATTTCAGAAATCGACGTGACCAACCCTGACGAACCGGTTCTACTTTCTAGCGGTGGAGTGATGGGGAACAAGATTGGTAAAATACCCTTCTTGGTGGCCCGCTACAAACGCGGAAAGACCGACAAGTTTATGGGTATGTCATTCCTCAACGATCTGGCTTGGATCGGTCGAGAGGTAATGAATCTCACATCTCTGTTACAGGAATTCCTCTATCGCCAGTGTTTCAACATTCTGGCTATGGAGAGTGACCCTAGCGTACCAGAGATAGAGCAGATGCAGGGTGAAATCAGCACTGCTAATATGCTCAAATATGCTACGGGCACAAAAGCACCAGCATACATTACACCACCAACTCAACCTGCTAAGTTCTTGCAAGACGAGCGTACATCTAACATTATGGCGATGTACAAAATCGCCGCACAGGACACGCAGAACGATTTGTTCAACGGTGGTAAGTCCAGTGGATTTTCTAAGGCCGTATCTTTCCAGACCACCGTGCCTAAAATCGCAACTCGCGCCGAAACATTGGAGCAGATGGAAATGCGATTGATGGCACTAACCTTCGAGTTTATGGGTAAGGAATGGAAAGGGTCAGTCAAGTACAAAGATCACTACCAAATCACAAACCTTACAGATGCACTCAGCCAACTAAGCACCTTGTTTAAGGATTTGCAGATCAACTCGAAGACGTTTGCAGAAATGCAGATGAAACGAATGATCGACGAATTCGACGGCAAATTGACGCCGGATCAACGTAAGAAGGTTTACGAAGAGATCGAGGGCATTGATTGGGATGAATGGTTTGATACCATGAAGTTAGGCTTCTTGGGACGCGCTGCTTTGGCTCCTGAGACAGCACTCTTAATGGATGAGCCCGGAGTAAAGAAAGGCGCAGCAGAAGCGCTTGGGGCAACATCCGGCACAGGTAAGATTGCGGATTTACCGGTGAAAGGAAAAGATAGTGCGACGGCAGCAGCAACACCGACGCGCGCTCAATCTGGCTCCGCAGAGATTTCTAAAGAGTCCAAAAAGAGCGGAAGAAAGAAACTAACCGTGCGGAGGTAAGCGATGTCTAAAACTTTGATAGCGCTACTCCTCCGGCACGGGGAAAGTGCGGCAAATTCGAGCAACGTGTTTCGTTCGCGCCTTGACCCACCACTAACCGATAAAGGCTTGAAACAGGCCAACGATGCAGCATCCTTTATTGCCGAGAACTTCAAAATTTCACGCATCATATCCAGCCCCATGCTCCGTGCTATGCAAACAGCAGACACGGTAGCAGATAAGGTTGGGCTCTCGGTAGTTCAAGACCGAGGGTTGATGTGCTGGAACATAGGCTTCTTGGCAGGAAAAGACAGGGAGACATATGGGCCTATCCTTGAAACTTATGTGGATAATCCTGACCTGACGATTCCAGAAGGTGAGTCCTTAGAGTACTTCACTGCACGTACTCAAACGTTCTTTGAAGAAAATCTGGATGTAGCAAAAGAGACGGATAAACACGAATGCGTTCCAGATGGAGCATCTGGTTTGTGGACGTTTTATGAAACGGACCCACAATGTGTGACTTTGTTTGTTTGTCATACATCAAATTTAGTGTGCCTCGAAAATATCATAACAGACAACCCAGTGGGCCGTCCAGAATCAGGAGAGGCAGCAGTAGGCACTGGAGGCATAGCAGCACTTTATGCCGACGGTGAGGAATTAGTAATTGAACTAGTATTCGGAGTTGAAAAACCAGCAAACTTTGGAAGTTAGATACCCCGGACCTGATCCGTCTGGTGGAGAGTAGGGAGGTACCTATCATACCTTCCTGCTCGCAGCAGCAAAGAATAGATACAAAACACAGGCAACTACAATTGCTTAGTGGTCGATGTTAAGCGCATCGTAAAAGATAGCTGAAGGGACACCTATATGGCAGAAACAGTTGTTACATCTACACCCATAGTACCTGTGGTTGATCCTCCCAAACCACCTGAGTTTACAGCCGAGCAGCAGGAGCACATCAATAATCTGTTTAATCAGCGCTTTGGCAAGGTTACCGCAAAGCATGAACAAGAAATGAAGTTGATGTCTGAGCAGTTTGAGGCGCTGAAGAAAACAGTAACGCCCCCACCGGCTCCACCCAAGGTAGGTAACACGGACGAGGACAACATCCGCCAGATGAAGGAATTTCTGGCGCAGGAAAAAGAAAACAACAAGACCATCCAAACCCAGCTAACCGCAGAGAAGGCTGAAAAAGCGCGGGTTCTAGAAGAAAACAAGCGTATCCTGAAGGATCAGGCGATTCATGAGGCCGCAACTTCCATTCCGAATGGGGTTGAGTTTCACGAGTTAAAGACCGTGAAGAAACTGGTTGAAGATGATATTCACTTCGACGCAGAAACTTCACAGTGGGTCGTGAAAGAGAACGGCGTTACAAAGATGAACAGTTCTTTGATGCCGATGTCTTTGGTCGATTACTTTGCTGCTTATGCGGCATCCCACCCTTATCTGGTTAAGGGTACCGTAAAGAGTGGCACTGGCGCAGCTGAGAGTGGCGTTGTTGGCCATTTCCAAGGCGTCTTGCAAATCAGGTCTAAGGCAGATGTGAAGTCTACCGCAGACAAGGTTGCTTACATCACGAAGTTCGGATATGATGCATGGGCTAAATTGCCTAGTAGGTAATGGATTTTCTCACAGCCTTATAACCTGTGAGCGGGGAGAGCCTAGAACTCTCCCCACCCTTTCTAGGAGGTAATATGCAACCTGAAACAAAAGTGTGCCTTGGGTAAGCGTTATTTTGGCGATAGATAAAGTAACGGAACAAGCTCTATTGACTCTTCCACATGTAGAAGTTAAGGTGCAAGATGTACTAGATCGAAACAAAGAATCGTTTAATTTTGCCCGTATTAGATACCACGAGGAAAGCATTTGGATGCCCTATGCTAAGCGATGGGTTTCTGGTGAATCTTGGCCTGACTTGTATTTGGATTATGATTTGACAATCTTGGACGGAAATCATAGGTTGTGCGCAGCAGAATTCTTGAAGTTGGATAGCATAGGGGCAGTGGTCAACCCAAAGATAGTACCCATCAATACTATGTTATTCCCAAGACCCAAGTACAAGTAAGTTTGTAAAGTTTGCAGGATGAAAATTCTGCTCCGGCGTTTACCCATCTCCCTGCCGGGAAACCAAATGGGAAGTGGATAAGCGCTTATGCACTTATACTTCGTAACAAAGAAGGAAAATAAATATGCCAGGCACAATTGGGACGGAGACTAACTTCGTCATTTACAACGCACAATTCTGGGGTGGTGTGGTTGAAACACTGCAACAGAATACTGAGGCATTCAATGCAGCTTCACAGAACGCGGTTCGTCTCGTCACTCGCAGCATTCTGGGCGACTTCGAGCGTGAATCATTCCTGAAGTCAACTGCATCTCTGATCTCTCGGCGCGACATTACCGCTACCACAACGGTTGCGGATAACAACCTCGCTGCAGCAGAAATGATCGGCGTGAAGATCAACCGTCGCCTCGGGCCGGTCACACAGTCCCGCGACGCGTTCCGCAAGATCGGCGTCAGCCCTGAAGAGTTCAGCTATATGCTGGGTCAACAGAGCGGACCCGCGATTGCTATCGACTACATCAACCTCGCGGTTGGCGCAGTTCGTGCAGCGATCCAGAACGCCAGTTCCGCGTTGCAGTACAACGCTACTGGCGATGCAGTGAGCACCCTGAACCACACGGCGATGGTGCACGGCCTGAGCAAGTTCGGTGACCGCGCGGCACGTATCGTGTGCTGGGTGATGCACAGCAAGAACTATTTCGACTTGATGGCGCAACAGATCGCTGACAAGTTGTACGAAGTCGCTGGCGCGACTGTGTACGCCGGGACCATCGCTACGTTCGGGAAACCGGTCGTGGTTCTGGATTCCCCGAACCTCTACACGGTTGGTTCTAGCTCGACCACGTACGACGTTCTCGGTCTGGTTGAGAACTCGGTTGAAGTGGCAGAATCCGAAGAGCGAGATATCATCTCTCAGCCGGTCACCGGTCTTGAGAACTTGGTTGATCGTATCCAAGGCGAGTATGCTTTCAACCTACGCGTCAAAGGCTGCGCATGGAACATCAACATCACTGGCTCTGTGAACCCGCTGGACAGCTTGACGCTGACCCCGCAGGCGTGGACTCAGGTAGTTTCTGATGTGAAAGAGATGCCCGGCATTCGTGTAACAACGTTCTAATCTCAAATCACAAAGGCAG